TTATCTAATGGTACTACGCAAAGCAGAACGCAAAAAGGATATAGATAATCCTTTCGAGTTCCTTGGTCGTGGATTATCTACAGATGAAGAAAGTATTTGGGAAGAGACACCTGTAGGCATACAAGAATTTATTGAAGGTAAAGATTTTCTAAATCAAAGATGGGATGGCAAACGTGGGTGTCGCCCTAAGATCATGGAAATTGCTAAAGAGTTAGCAAAACCATCAATGCGTGAAGCAATTTTGTTGCTTGGGAAAGGATCTGGAAAAGATTACATTTCCACCATATTCCACCTCTATGGCATCTACTTATGCCTTTGCATGACTTCACCACAAAAGTACTACGGATTATTACCAGGATCTGCTATCTACTTTGTGAACACTGCTCGTAATGATTCACAGGCCAAGAATGTGTTTTTTAAAGAATTCAAGGGTATGCTTGAGAATTGTCCTTGGTTTGAAGGTAAGTTTGATGAACCAGGAGCATCAGCTGTAAACTTTGCAAAGAATGTTTCAGCGCTCAGTGCTAATAGTCAAGCTTTTGGTTGGCTGGGATATAACACTATACAATGGGTTGGTGACGAGTTAGCTTTCTTTCTTGAGAAAGACGCTGACGAAGAAAGTGAAGCTCGCAGTGAAGAATGCTGGGAAGCAGCGTATGGTAGTTGTCAAACTCGGTTTCCACATCATTATAAAATGATTGGCATAACAACACCACGTTATGATGATGACTTTGTAATGAAAAAGTTCCATGAATTAAAGGAACGAGAAGATTGTTTTGTGGCGCGTGCTGCAACTTGGGAAATGAATCCTAATCTTACCATTGACGATTTTAAACATGCTTTGGCACGCAATTATCGTCGAACGATGCGCGACTTTGGTGCAGAACCAATGGGGGTTATCGAATCGTTTTGGGCAGACCCAGATTTTTTGGAAAATAATGTTTGTGAAGAATGCAGGCAATGTCCAATATACCAAGAAAGAAAAGACCGTGATGCAGCATCTTCATTATTCGCATGTTGGGATTATGATGAATGTAAAGCTAATCCATACATCGGAAATGGTAAATGGAGAGACTGGTTACGAGCAAAGCTTGACGTAGAATATTATATGCACTTTGACTTGTCAAAGAATAAAGATGCTGTAGGTTTTAGCTTGGGGCACGTTATAGATTGGATTGCTGTCGAATTGGATACGTTTGAAGTTGTCGAGCAGGCAAATAAACGTAAAATGGAATATGCGGATATAGATGAAGACGATAAGTACGCTGATAGACCGATTATAAAGGTTGACGCTGTAGGTTGGATTAGCCCTGCATCTAAGCGTGATCCTGATATGTTGAGAAAAGGTGAAATTTACTACGATGCCATATTAACTCGCATAGTAAAGTATTTACTTGACCGCGGATTTAATATAGCCAAAGTTACAACTGACCAATTCCAGAGCCATCACTTTAAGCAAACACTTGAAGACATGGGCATAGATTGTGAATTAATAAGTCATGACCGCAATGATGAAATACCAATTCAAGCAAAGAACACACTAACTGAAAACCGAGTATTTTACCCATATGTTTACCTATTATGCAGGGAAGCAAAATTTCTTAAATACATCAATGGTAAGAAAATCGACCATGCGAAAGGGGAATCAAAGGATCTCTGGGACGCTTTTTCTGGTGTTATTTATAACTGTGAAATTAATGACAGTGGGCAAGGTGCTTTTGTTTTTATCGAAAATGAAGATGAATTCTTTTAATTCCAAGAGGTCAACATGTCAGCACGTGTAAACATAGGGTCGACAGTCCCGTTCCCCCAAACTGTAGAGAAAGCTTCCAGAGGTTTTATCACTGACTTTTCAGGTCCTGGTGGTTACACAAGTGTAAATGATATACACCTCACAGATTCACAGGCAATCCAGATGTGGCGTCATAATCCATGGCTGAACGCTACAGTTAATCGCATCGTTGCTGATATATGCAAAGTGCCTCCTGTCATCCGGCCACGCGATAACCAAATACCTACAGAAAGACAAATACGAAGAATTAATAAAGTACGTGCGCTGTTAGATAACCCAAATGACAATGATGAATCGTTTTCAGATATTCGTGAAAAGATTCTACGGGATTTACTTAACATTGGTCGTGGAGCAATGGAAAAAGTATTTGCCGATGAAGGGGAAAGAAACGCCGGTGATCTAACAGAACTGTATGCTATGGTAGCGCGAAATGTAAAGATCCGTGCTGATGAGTTCGGCAACATTCCATTTGAAAAAGCATATAAAATGGAACGCTCTACAAGTGGTAACTTGAACGGTACGCAGAATAGCAAGACCACTACACAATATTTTAATCGTGATGAAGTTATATTTCTAGTGTATCAACCTGTAAGTTGGTCACTGTATGGGCATAAGCCAATGGATACTTTGGCGAATACAGTTGCCAGTGATATTTTGCGTGCCATGTACAATAGTGTATTCTTCACCAATAACGGAGAAGCAAGCGGCATTCTATCTGTACAAGGAATGTCCAAGACAGAACTGAAAAAACTAAAGCAGTATTTTCAAGCGCGTCATAAAGGGGCTTCTAACGCGCACAGAATGCTTGCTGTGAATGTTCCTGTACAATGGATACAACAGGCTGTGACTAACAGGGACATGCAATTTCAAGAATATGGCGTTGAATTGCGTCAGAAAATTTTTGCCGTGTATGGTATGCAACCTTTAGTTATGGGCGTATTAGATTCTAGCACAGGTCGCCTTAACTCTGAACAGCAAACCCAAGCTTACAAGGATGGCGCACTTAAACCTATCTTGCGCAAAGAATCTTATTACTATACGCAAGAAATCATTTGGGACGGGTTTGGTTATACAGATTTAGAAATGGTGTTTCCGGATGTTGAATTGCTCGACACCAAGACACAGTCTGAATTGGACAGCGCAGATACACAGTCTGCTATTCTTACTATTAATGAAGTACGTGCTCGGCGAAACTTGCCTCCTGTTAAATGGGGGGACTCACCTATTATGTTGCTTCCAGGTGGTGGTCAGATCAACCCTGACACTGGCAAGATAGAAATGCCAAGCAACAATGAAGGTGATAAAAAGCCTACGAATAACAAACCTGACCCTAAAAAAGAAGAGAAGAAAACCATTAGCTTTGAAGCTGAAAATTATTTGCTGACTTTACGTAAGTGGTGCCTATTAGGTTATGGGGAACATAACTTTAATGATTTGCGTGCAGAGTTTGGTGCACATGAAATTAAGCGTGTGGCTCGAGATGAAGACGAATATCTGACCATTGCATTAATGTACGGAGAAGTAGTAAATACTTTAACAGAGAAAAATTATGGATCACTTACTAGTTTGCGCAAGCGGATAGATAGTATATACAGTGTTATCCAAAATTCACTTTTTGAAACCATGTTAGGCGAAAATGACTAAACGATTCATAATCACAGAAAAAGACTTTGAAAAGTATGGCATTGAAAGTCATTATGACTTGGACATGCTTACTGACTGGTCTGAAAAGCAGAAACCCCAACGTGATCAATACACTCCTCGTCCAGTTAGGAAGCGTGCCAAGGCTAAACGTCTTAAAGTTGGTAAGACTAAAGGGATCTCCAAGATCAAAGGCGAAGACACCGGACGCATTATCAAAGGCTTTGCAAGTACTATCGATAAAGATCGTGCAATGGATGTCATCGTTCCAGCTGCCATGAAGGAAGCTGTTAATGATCTAGTGCAGGAAGGGGCTAATACAGTATTTCTTAACCATGATACCAATATAGCTATTGGGCGTGTGTTAAAAACAGAACTTAAGCGTCAGGGTATCTTTGTTGAAATAATGATCAGCAAGGCAAATGATGTTGAAGATATTTGGACTAAGATTAAAGAAGGAGTGCTTAACGCATTTTCTATTCGTCTTAAGCCAAAGAAAGTAGAAGTAGTGGAAAACTCGGAGACCGGAAGGATCGAAGAGTTCAGGATTCTCTCCATGGAATTGTTTGAAGTTTCAGTTGTCGGGCTTCCTATGAATGCTAAGGCAGCAATCACTTCGGTGATAGAAAAAAGTTTCAAACGTTCTATTCGTAAGTACAACAAAACAACAGGGAGCTCGAAAATGCGTAAGGGCATGAGCAAGCAGAAATCCCGCAAGAAGTCAGGTACACGCTTGACAGAAGCGCGGGTAAAGGAAATGATCGAGGATGCTAATGCCCCGATCGCTAAAGGTATCGAGCAACTTTTGGCACAGAGCAAGTCCGCCAAGAAGAAGCCGGTAAGCAAGTCGAAGAAGACCACTTCTAAGAAGAAGTCTGCAACGACCGAAGAAACCGAAACCAATCCGATGCTCGAGATCATGAAGAGCATGCAGGAAACTAACGAGCAGTTGGTTAAAAACCTGAAGCGTCAGAACCGTCGCAAGGGTGGGGCTACCGATGACTTCGATGATAACAGTGGTATCCCACCCAAGGTGTTGAAAGACGCTACGGATGTTGATACTGTTCGTTACGTCAAGCATGCTGCAGAGCATGAAGACGTATATAAGAATCTCACAGACGGTGAAAAGCGTGTTGTCAAGGGTATTTATATCCAGTTGATGGACGCTGTTCAGTCTGCGGGTTAATCGTAACCAACAATAAGGAGAAGACAAAATGAATAATCGCGCTTTGATTATGAAAGCCTTGTCGGTTGCGGTTCCAAACGAGTCCCTCGCGGGATACTTGCCTACGCCGCTCGCTAACGAAGTCATTGATTATATCCGTGACATCAATATCATGCGTCGTCTAATTGGATCCTTTAACCAGAGTGCACGCACCTGGACAAAGCCCAAGAAGGCAAACGCAGGAGCCGCATACTACATTCAGGATGGTGTAACAGCTACTCTGACTGGGTTCAGCACCGCTCAGGTGCAGTGGGTCGCACGAAAGCTTATGGCTTTCTCGATGGTCGACGAAGAAGCTATTGAAGATTCACAGCCGGACGTAGTCCAGCAGGTGCTCTTCGACTTTGCTGAGGCAGTTGCTGAAGCTGAGGAAATGGCTCTTCTGGATGGAGATCCTGGGCATCTTGCAACGGCTCCAACACCTGATACCGCCACGACTGCCAATTGGTATGTTCGTGATCCTCGACTGATGTTCGAAGGTATCTTCACCATCGCTGCCGATACTGCAACTGCTGCACCGGAAGTTGATGCTGCCGCCGCAGTGTTTGATGTTGACTTTGTCAACCATGCACTGTATAACCTTGGTAAGTATGGACGTAACAAGTCCCGTGTCGTAGGTATCATGCCTCCGGAGCAAGCGGCTAATACCCGTAGCAACACGAACTTTAAGCAGGCCGATGTGTCTGGTTTGAGTCTTGCTTCTTTCATCACAGGTCTTGGATCTGCTGGTGAAGGTGCAGGTATTGTCACGGTCATCTACGGTGTTCCGTTCTACGAAGCTCCGTTCGCACCACAGGGTAATGTCCTGATGTACCACAACTCCAGTCCTCAGATTGGCGACCGCCGCATGATTAAGTTCAAGTCGGCTGAAGTCATTGAAGCGGATCAGACTAAGTACGTGGTAAGCGAGCGCATTTCGTTTAACGTCCATTGGCGTGACGCGTTCGTTCGTATCACGAACCTTGATACTACAGTTAGCTAAAACTAACTAAGTAATCTGTCCAAGTTCAGGGGCGAGGCAAATTTGCCTCGCCCCTTTTCTTTTTGAAGGAACACTATGCAAATATTCTTCCAAGAATTGAGAAACGGCTACACAGTAGTTTATGATGAATTCATGGTAGAATGTGGGTTTGATTCAAAACGGATACCTCACATGGTTAGCTTAGTGGATAAATACAATGAACAGCTAGACGTATATATACACCATCCAAAGCTAGATTCCAAATGCCACAACGCGCATAGGCGTGTCTGTGTAATAATTAAGAGTGAACTCATATTCGTAGTTAATGCAAAGTCCAGCGAAGATAGGTTTTGGCAGTATGATTTTTTATTACACTGCATTGAAAACGAATACACTATAAGGAACATCATATAGAGAATTTCACACTCTGGTTATATACAAGGTATATACCTTGTAAACTAAGAGTGTGAGACAGTTCCAAATGAAAGGAAAAGAGATGCGTATACTGGTAATAGGTGGGCTAGGTTACATAGGCAGTGACTTAAGTCATAAACTAAACAAATTTGGTAAAGTCACCATATTGGATTCTGATATATTTGGAAGTGACTACAAACCTACAGACATAGAAGTAATAAAATCCAACGTACTAGACAAGAAGTTAGATTTCTTTAATGGGTTCGACAAGATCGTCATATCTTCTGACATAGATAATGAAGAATTTTATCAGTTTGCACACTATCAAGGATATTTGTCAAACTACAGAACTAAGTTAAAAGAGATAGCAAATTCAGAAGCGGAAGTTTATTATCTGTATGGATACTTAGAATCACAAGAATATCAGAAAGCTTTTATGGAAGAAACTATAAAAGGTATGGCTGAAAGTGTGCAGTTAATTAAGACTCCAAACATATATGGGGATAATGTACATGTAAGGTCTGATACCTTTGTGAACTGCATCATTAAAGATTTCATTATGTATGGTTCTTACACTCTGAACGTTTTGCCATCTGAAATCATAAGTTTCTGCTCGCTATTCAATTTTACAGAACACTTAGTAGAATGTATTATCAAAGACAAAGCAATACCTGATTACGATCAATTGCCAGCACTGTTACTAGCTAATCTGGTACATTGGTCATTGAACGACAGTGCAGACTTCAATATAGGTATATCCAAACTTGTAGCTGAAGGCAGTACAGTACCACCATGTAATATACGATACACTGATGAAACTTCATTACGTCATAACATAAATATGATGTACAGAGCAATTACAGATGGAATGACTTCTGAGCTCACAAGGGAACATAGTGACCATGGATTCATGCTACGCGCTGCAATGAAAGGTTATGGTGTGACATCAAGACTTTTGTCCTCTTAAGAAAGATTATAAGCCAAAGGAGATTAACATGGCTACTATTACGACATACGTATCCGACGCAGAAATTGAAGAGTTCTTTCGAGCATTAACAGGTAATCCAGCTTGGGTAGTCACTGATATTCCATTATTGATAAGGGGAGATATATCCACAGTTGGGACTTCTTTTGATTACATTAAGCAGTGTATAGACTACGTATTTTGTGATCCTACTTTAGGAGCAGTTACATTTCTAGTCAATGGAGAAGACAGTCCAACAATCTTTTCACCTGTTGCACCAATCACTAGTTTGACAGAAGTGACTATTATTGCCGCTGATGGAACAGAAGAGACATTGGAATTGACTGGATCAAACAGGCAAGTATTTTGGGATACGTCAACTGGTAAAATTACACTTATTCGTAATGGTGATTTAGAATCAAGGGTCCTAAATATTGAAGTAAGTCTAATGGGTTACCAAAAGATATTTCCTAACGGATGTGAAAATATTAGACTTGTGGGTGAATTTGGCATTGATGTTCCGCCATTGATAAAACTTATCCAATTACTTGTAATGTTGAAGCAATTACAGCTTTCCAATCCTGATGGTTGGCTGAAATATGGAAACATCACACAAGAAAAGATAGGAAGGTACGAATATAGATTAGGTGCTATCAATAGTGCGGGTGCATGGGGTGGTGTTAAATCACTGGATTTCTACATACAAGATGCGATTAGTAAGTTACCGATGATAAACACTCAAGGATATGAGGCTATATAATGTCGGTATTATCTCTGTGCATACAGACAGGACTATTGGCTTCCTGGGAAAGGGAAGTCTTTGCCAGTCAAAACGAGTTTGGTGAACAGGTAGTTACACACAATTCTATCCATTCAGGTATACCAATAAGAAAACAAACAATGCGTCAAGAAGACTTGATTGAATATGGTATACCAACAAATGAAGCTTCCATTAACTGGTTGTGCTTTATGCCACTAGAGTATCCAGCAGGAACTAAGTTAGATATTCGCAGTGGAGACAAGTTAGTAGTGCAGGACACACGAATGCAGAATGCACAATCTTATTTCAATGTGGTGATGCCAGAAAATGCCACAGAAGAAAATAATCACTGGGAAATTATTTTACAAGAATTTACACAGCAGGAAGTCTAATGGCTAAGACAAAATTCCTAAATAAGAAGTCTGGACGCCGTGGTGGTGGTCTTGCTATTAGTGCTATAGTAGAACTAAATGAGACTGCTGTGCAAAAACAGTTGATCACACCTATAAAGAAAACCACTGATTTTTTTAATAGTAAGGGTCCTGGAATAGTACGTGAAGCCATGAAGCAAGCTTTAGGGGAAGAGCCAGGAGGTGGTCTTGGAGCATATGCCAAAACAATCACAGCTAGTCTATTTCCAGGTGAAAAACGTCCATTCGGTACACCGAAAGCAGGTTCTGGTATTGGTGTTAAACTAACCGAAAAAGAATGGGAAATTAACATCAACGCTTTAAGTAGAAATTTATATCATGCTTTTGGTAGAGATGGTTTTTATACGTGGCGCACTATTTCAGTTGGAAGGGATTCTTTTGTAATACCTCGGCGCGATAAAGCATATGTGTTTCGCGTTAAAGATGACGACCCAAGAGCTTCTTCAAAATATCAAGCTACTGGTAATAACGTTTATCAAAATAAAGTTGAACCTTCTCGTGGCGGCAATTCAATACGCTTTGTAGGTGGAGGACCACACCATGTTTCTTCAGTGTCAGCGAGTAGCAACTGGATTGAACGAGCAGAAGTAATTGCTGTGCAACTATTAGAAGAAGCATTAGGAAAGATATAATGGCCGACGGTAAAACAATAGAGCAAAAAGTATTTGAAGTATTAACAGCAGATGCAACTTTGATGGCAATGATTGCCTTAGATGATAATGGTGTAAAAGCAGTATATCCCAGTATGAGATCTCCTACTGGTGTAAGATATCCATCCATTAACATACAATGGCGAGGGCTAAAGAGCGAACCAAAGATCACAGCTGAACGTGGCATTTTAGGATTTCAAATAAGCCAGTCCAAAGACGCAACAGAACCTTACAAAGTGTACACAGGTATACGTGATAGGATCAAGATATTACTTAATCGTAATAATGGTGAACCACTGACTGAATACACTGCTGTACCAAATACAGGCCTCCGTGTTGTTATGATACTTAAGACAGTGTCTGAATTTGATTTCGATAAGAGCATGGATAAGTCTGTTAGTTTACTGGAGTTCCATGTCACCAAGGGAGAAGATGAAGACTTCAACACAGATTACGGTACATGGGTATGTTCATAAATGGCAAAGAGAACAAAAAGTGCGCTACCAGAAGCACGGGAAGTTCCTGAAAAAGTTGTTTCCATCATAAAGCCTATTAAGAAAACAGGTTCTGACAATATAAGCGCAGAGCAAAGAGTTAAGGCAGTAAAGCCTTATTGTCCAGAAGATCTAGTTAATGTCCAAACCCAACTCGGGGCATTAAGTAGATCTTTTCATATTGGTGAACATAATAGCCCACACCGCACACATCTACAGATAAGAGGTTATGTAGATTTCTACGGCGGATACGCAGAACACACCAGACAAGTAATATTTGGCTTGGAAAGTACTGGGCAGTTCTGCATGAAACTTAACCCTATTAGATCCCCGCGTGATATTGATCCAATATTAGGGCAGAAGATGGATTGGTATGTATCTAATCCTGCGTTCCAAGGTAAAGATTCTACCTTCATAGCAATAGCAGGACCGGGACACTTGAGACACGATAAGATACCAGAAGACAGCCGATATAAAATTGGTTGGACAATGATAGAAACCCTTGGTGTCCAGCCACAGGTTATAAAATGGCTCAAAAACGCTGATGAGATCTATGCACCAACATGGGTAGATTACAATAAATTCACTGAAGCTGGAATAACTAATGTTACTTATATGCCACTAGGGTATGACCCTACAGTATGGAACGCTAAAGTGAAGCCTATGGACATATCTACAGTGCGCAATCGTTACGTATTTGGTGTACTGGGTAGTTGGAATACGCGAAAGAGCGTGAAAGAAATCGTACAAGCTTTTGTTAAAGAATTCAAAAGCACTGAACCAGTATCGCTAATGCTGTGCTGTAAATATGGCACTCGCAAGTGGGGTTCAAAGGAAAACATGAAAAACGATAAGCGTTGGTGTATTAAATATGAACTTAACAAAATCATAAACGAATTGAATATTCCACATGACCGTGTGCCACATATCACTATCTTAGACATACCACTACACCCTACAGTGATCCCAACAGTAGCAGCAAGGTTTGATACTCTAGTAGGTTTTAGTAAAGGGGAGTCGACTTGGTTGCCTGGAATTGAAATAGGAGCTATGGGCAAACCTATCATACAGCTTGCGAGTCAGTGTTCAGGGTTCATGGATTACCTTGGAACAAACAGGTACATGTGCAGACAAGTAGAATATATAGAAGCTGACCAAGAGTTATATGAAGGCACAAGCGAATACTACAAAGGTGAAAAACTTGCTCATGGAGACGTAGAAGAACTGTCTTTCATGATGCGTAAGGTATACAACGAAAAGGGTACTCCGGACCAGAATAATACAGTACAAAATAATTACGGGAAGATTAAACCTTACACATGGAGTAGAACGATTAATATGTTACTGGACAGATTACATTCAGTGCAACAATAAACGTTCATTCCTTAAGGAGGAAAACACATGGCTTTTACGTATCAATTTTCTGTGGGTACAATGAATACCTCTGCAGAAGGTGGTGGTTGTGATGTCGAAATTGGCATCATGACTGAAATCACTGTCAGCTATGACGGTGACCCACAGTCGTTCTATGCAGGTGATTATCGCTTGCCAATGGCTATCGAACTCGGTAACCGTTCGGGTGAAATTACTGCATCTTCGTCTCGTTTCTCAACAAACGATGCACCGTTGACAAATGATTACATCACAGTTACACTTGGTCTAGGCGTCAATGGTGGTGGTCTCGCGGGTGTCATTGCAGGTTGTAAGATTACGAATTTCAATGTCAGTTCCACTCAGAATGACTTTGTAACTTCGGATATTACGATTGCAATCGGTGATCCTGACCATATTGACAAAGGTGGTTCATACGCATGGTGCTAATGTAATCTGGCAATTCAGTCCATGTGAAAGAGGAGTCGACCTTCGGGTTGGCTCCTTTTTTTTCTTCATAACTGTTATATGTAATCAGAGCATTAACATCTAAAAAGGAAAAAACAATGCGCAAATTGAAGATTAAGCTGGCTGACGACAAGGAATATACGTTTTCAACACTAACACGACGCCAAGTAGGTGCCATACAGAAACGTCAAAGCAGCAACCCGCACCTGCCTCGTATTACTGAATTACAGACCATTGAAGAAGAGGAAGGACTGTCACTGAAAGAAACTGAAGAACTTAACAAGTTGCAGGAAACCGAAGAAGTCTTTATCCTTGAAATGCTACGTATGTCGATTGCCAAGGCACACCCAGAGTTTGCTTTGACCGATGACGAAGAGCAAGAAGAAAAACTCAATGAAGAAATTGCAGACCTTATGGATATGCGTGACATGAGTATACTCAGTAGCTTTGCAGTATCTGGCACAGTACAGATGGAAGAGGACGCTGTCTATAAGAACACCGACATCGTTCTTAGCTAGAGTGTGAGTGAAGAATTACAAGATTATGAAAATAATGTTCATAGCACTTCCGCCGCAGTAATATACGCGGACGGAAGTGCTTATGACATCCCCTACCTTCGAGAATCACAAGATAAGACATTTACTCTAGCATACAACCCTTTAGATTTCTTCAGACTTGTGGATGTATTCGCAAAAGAATACAGTCTGGGTGGTTGTAGGTCTTTGACAGAATTCGCGGACATGATCGATAATGAAGACCCCCAATTACTGGAGGGTCTTTTGTATTCCATTAGAAAGCGTTATGAAGACTCTGACGACACTGATAGTGGTAATACTGGTACACATACCACAACAGGTATACCAAAGCGTAAAACAAGTCCAAACTTTAAGCAGACTTGGGGTCATGATTCAGACATGCTTGATTTCCTCGGAACGAGTGGCATGGAACCTGCCGCACTTAAGGAAGCACAGGAAAGGCTCAAGTCAAGAAAGATTACACCTAAGGAGCAACGTGAGTTTCACCAATGGCTATATAGTCAGGTTACTCCAGAAAAACTTAGAGATCCTAATTTTGACTTAAAGGGTGCATTGGCAAAAATTCATGACTACATGGAAACAACTGAAAAGTTTAACTTGTCCGCGCATACCATATTTGGAAGAAAGAAATAATGGCTGCTGAACTTAGAGTTAAAATCAGAATAGACGATGTTCAGGGTAAGCCTGCGTTTGAAAAAACGTTAGTAGGTAGCGCCAAGGAAATCGAAAAAGAATTCAAGAAGATAACACTTAAGGATCTACCTAGAGAAGCCGCTGTTACGGGGGCCGCTCTCAAAGATATGCGTAGACAGTTATCTGCAAACCTACAGGAACTGAAGAAAACTGGTGGTGGGATGATACACCTTAAGCGCTTAGCTAAGGGTATCAAAGCTGAACTCACACCAAAAGGTAAGTTGATTTTCAGAGACATAGCAAGTGGTGCGCAGATCTCTAAGAAAGCGATGCAAAAGCTTATTCTTGAAGAAACCAAATTACAAAGGAATTCCAAGAAAGCTGAATTAACATTAGCTGCTCTTGGTCGTCAGATTCGCAAATCTTTCAGCGCGCAACAGACAGCTTTATTGCAGAAGCATTCAAATAAGATCGCTCAGCTTAGAGGAAGGATGTCTGTAGCGGGTGACGCAAGTGGAGAACTTAAGAATAAGATTAAGACTTTGCAAGATGAGATGCAACGCATAAACCAAGTTAAGTCGAAAAGTTTTTTTCCAGATTTAGCAAAAGCAACCAGAGAGGAACTGGAAGAAACTGATGCAGAAATTAAGAAGTTCTTTAGTGAACAGAATTCGAGATTTCAAGGAGTTTCTGGCGCTAGGGCAGGAGCTCCGCCAAGTTTTAAAGATAAGTTGCAAGGGGTGGCGAGACAATTCAAACAGATAGGCGCACAGTTATCGGGTGCGTTAGGTTTTGGATTAGTGACTGCGGGTATCGAAATACAGAACGCATTCCGCAACAAAAGATTCCAAGGGCAACTAGCCGGAGGAGCAAAGATGATTGCTTCTCAACTTGGCAGTGCTTTAGGAAGTGCCATAGGTAGTATAGCAGGTGATATTGGTCACGCGGTAGGGTTAATTGGTGAAGCAATAATAAATGTCTTAACCCTTAAGATGCGTTTGATTGGATCTGCAGTAGGGGCAGCTATTCGTGGAGTTGGTCTGCTTGTCATATCTGGCCTAGCGACACTTCCTGGATTGGTAGGGCTAGGGTTGACTCCATTATTCGTAGGGTTGGCTGCTGCATTACCTGCATTGTTAGTTCCTATTGGATTTGTTTTGCTGACACTCGTGACAGATATTATCGCAGAAATAACAGATCTTGTAGATAAACTTTTTAAATCTATTCTAAGCTTAATTTCTG